CAACAGGGAGGTCACTTTGTTCATACCATAATTTTATGGGATTTCTCTGTCTATTGCAAGGGTGCTTTTTCGCCCTCGAACCAAGTCCAGTGTTCGTGGTCCATGGAGCCTGTATCGTCAAACAGGACTGCCATCCGGCCCAGCTTCGCGCCGTGAACATCGAATATATCAGCCGCTCCGTTCTGCGCGTCGTTCATACGCAGGGCAAACCGTAATGTCGTATGCGCCACGTCCCGCGCTTCAGAAATATCCGATAGAAGAAATGGCATTTCCTGCGCGGCTTTCTGATCAATAGAGTACCGGATTAAAAAGGGTTGCGGTTTAGGTTCCAGTTCCATTTATATCATTTTCTCCAAGCGGCGGTGCTATTATAACCTCCTTGGTGGAAGAAATACAAAGAAGTCTGACTCCAAGTGCCTTTTGCTGGTCGGTAAGAACCCGAAAGGTTGCAGGGTTTTTGCGGTGCCTTCCCGGACTTCCTATGTATTTAACATCAAACAGAAACGTTTCTCCATCTTTTCTGACGCCCACCAGATCAAAAGGCCCCAAGTGCGCTATGTTTCTGGAGACCCAGAAGCCGCGTTCTATGAGCCATTGGGCGGCGTATACTTCAGCCCATCCTCCCTTCTCGTTCCTGCTCAGTATCTCGACGGACATCTGGCTCCCACTTGCTGATTTCATTTCCCCAAACCGCCCAGCCGGGGCGCGAAGCTCTTGCAAAAAGCTCCACCCGTGGAACGTCGCCCATCAGATGTACTATACGATCCGCCACCACGTCTGGTTTTCTTGAATGCTCTCGGCGCGGTGCAACTACAAGACGCCTTACACTCGCGGATTTTCTTACAGGTTTTCCTCTGGTCCCCAGCAGACATATTTCCGGGTTAGCTCTGGTCCAATAACCCATCCCGGTGAAAAAATCCCTTTCGCCCCACCATTCCAGAGGAGAACTTCGGTTCAGCTTACACCAGTAAAAAGCAACTGTTTTATAATTAAACCCCCATTTTTGAATTAAATCAATAGCTTGAGGTAATAAAGGGTCGGTGGCCCATAAAAACAGGGCGCAGTTATCGTCTGCGATATCCTGAATGGGGAGGGCCTGAATCTCAGGAAGGCTCATGCAGGGGTAATGGTTCTCTGCCGAGCGGCCTTTGCCGCGTTTGCTCCATGTTTTAAAAGTCCACGGAGGGTCCGCGTAGATTATGTTAAAGGGATGTGGTGACTGCAACAAGAAAGCACAGGCCGTAGAACGCGGCTAAAGCAATGGCGGGGGTCATAATTTTTCGCCCAGAGCTTTTTCGAGAAGGTGAGTAAACTGGCCCGAAATCGTGCGGTGGTTTAACTGCGCCAGCTTCTTCAGCTTTCTATATGCCGTAATACTGATTACGACGGATTTCCATTTTTGCGGGTCCATGATTAATCCTTTTCTGGGATCATACGAGAGTTATCCCTAGAGTCAACCTTTGAAAGGCTGCCCCAGCTTGTGCCGAGCGAGATGTCGCAAGGGGTTGGAACCTCCAGTTGAACGGCCTCTTCCATTATTTTGCAGATCCCTTCAGCTTCTTTTTGATCTTCGACTGAAAATGCCAGTTCGTCATGGATTTGAACGAGCGGAATTTTGCCGGTCTGCTTGTTTATCTCCACCATCGAAGCCTTGGTCTGGTCAGCCGCGCTGGCCTGTATTAACCTATTGAGGGCTCTGTAAGTGTAAGCACGTTTTATATTGTCGCCGTAATCTATCAGGGCCTGCTCTTTCTGTAAGGCTCTGGAAGATACAAAAAGGTTTGGCTCCCAGAGATTAAACCGGCACTTCCTGCCGAGCATCGAACGAATAAATCCATTGCCGTCTTTGTCGGCCACTCGTCTCTGCACTGTTTCCTGTAGCTCTTTCACGAAGGGAACGTCTCGATGGTACTGGGCCATGAGCCGTTTAGCGTCATCGATAGAGACATCAAGCTGCTCCGCGAGCCGCGTTTGTCCCATCCCGTACATGAGTGCCAGATTAATGGTCTTGGCGTGGGAACGCGGTATGGAACATATCTTTGCAACCATCTGGTGAAAATCTGTTTTCGGATTGGTGGCATACCATTTGACAAAATCAGGAGCCCCGGTGAGTCCGCCTTTTGTCAGGCTTGCATAATGAACCAGTATGCGCGGTTCCTGTTGGTCGAAGTCGAGAGAAGCCCACTGCTGGTTTTCTTCCGGGAGAAAAAGCCCCCTTATCATTTTGGCAATGACGGGGTTGCGCGAGGGGATTTGCTGAAGGTTCGGGTTCGCCATGCTGATGCGCCCGGAGACCGTGCCCCCGCCATCAGAGCGCAACTGGTTAATGTGGCCGTGGATGCGGCCATTGTTCTCGTATCTAAGAATGCTGGACAGAAAGGTGTTCCCTATCTTGTCGATTTCCCGCGCCTCTGCAATCTTCTGCGCCATAGGATGTTCATGGTACTTCAGAAAATTCTTGGTGAATGACGGTAGCCCCGTCTTGGTTCTGGAGTAATTAATTTTTAATTTGTCGAATACCTTGGCTATTGAAGCCGCAGCCCATAACTCAATGCTCAGACCGGTTTCGTCTTTAACACTTTTGAGGCAACTTTTTACATGCCTCATTAGTTCGGCCTGAAGTTTTTCTGCGCGGTCAAGGTCCACACGAACTCCCTGCCACGTCATGTCTATGCATAGTGGAAGAACCTCTGTTTCGAGATCGAATACCTGCCAGAGGTCTTCCTGAGAAAGAAGCGCCTTGAAGTGCTTCCATAAGTCGAGCGTTAGTCTGGCGTCAGCTTCGGCGTACTCTCCCACAAATGATGCGGGGAGCTTGTACATTTCTCCTTTGGGATCTACGCCAAATTCCTGGGCCGCTTCCCGTAGCGCCGCTTCGGATTTCGTTTCTCCCAGATAATCATAGGCTACACTATTTAAACTGTAGGATTGCCGGTTCTCATCAAGAAGTGGGGCGGCGATCATGGCGTCAATCAGACGCCCCTCTACTTTAATCCCAAGCCGCCGGAGCCAGCCAACGTCATATGAGGCGTTGTAAAATATCTTGTCGCAGGGGTAGGCCGCGATTTCTTTTTTGAACCACTTGATGACGTGGCGTTTATCCAGATTTCCTCCGCCCTCATGTCCGAAGGGGATGTAGGAGTTGAATCCTTCGTAGGCTATGGCTATGCCTACTACGTCACCGTTTGAGGTGGGCCAGCCGGGCCCGTGGCTCCTGAGACGCGGGTCTTTGGTCTCCAGATCGATGGCTATTTCCTTGATACCGTCAGGAGTAACCGGAAACTCTTCCACCGGGACCCATTCGGTTTTAATACCAAACTTGGGAGCTTTAAGATTCTTTTTCATCATTCCAATATCCGGGGCATTCAAACTGGTCTCGCTGCTCTTTACTGACAGGATAGTTACGGCATACGTTGGGCCGTAATTCATGGATGGTGCAATGCCAGTTATCCTCTCCTATTTTCTTGACCCACGGGCAAATTCCAGAGGTAACTTCATCTCCTGTTTTAGGGTCTATCCATAAGTCGGCGGTACGGGATTCTCCGTCTCCCCAATCGAAGATATCTGCTGTGTCCAGAATATCCTGACGGTCTGCGTCTTCCCATCTTTGGAGGTCTTCTTCATGCGCGGACATGGTCCCCATGTAAGGCCCGTAGGTACAGCATTTACCGCAACCTGTACAATTAAAGGTTTCACTATTTTTTATTTCTTCATCCGCTATAAATCCTAACTCCCTAAAAATTAAAGGACCTAGATCATGTGGGTTTTCAAAGTTCTTCTTCATGCTTTTTGCATTCGTATGCGACGGCGGCGTATCCGGCTCCATCTGTGTAGTCATCTACGTTAAGGGCACCCAGTTTTCTACGGGCAATTTTCAAAAGCTCCATCATGCTGGCGGCATCCGAGGCTGTAATATGGTTTTTGCCAAGTTTCTGCCACAGAAACCCCGTCCATAACTGGGCTATATTTTCATGGTTGATCCACATGTCGCCGTGCTGCTCCGCCCGCGACGTTCCAATAAGTTCGGAAGCCTTGACCAGTATATCCGAGCCCCTCATAAATTATACTCCTCATCTGAACGGGTAGACCCAGCTTTGTAGCAAGATCTATGCCCTGTTGCATTCCTTTAGTAATTCCAAAATCCATGTATACCGCCACGGCATCCGCGTCTTCATACCATCGCTGGGACAGGCCGATACCTCTTTTACGTTGGGGAGGATCGTCATCGTCCAGAACCTGTGTGTAGAGAAGGTGGAAGGCAAGAGGGGATTCTCCCATCGAGAGGCTGTGGTGCATACACCTCTGGGCGTAGCAGCGGTTCCGTTCCTTGTTTTTTCCAGCATACGGGCTTTCCAGAACAACTTTCATATTATCCACCCCCGCTGGGAATCTTCCGGGAGTTTTAGAACGAGGTTTTGTCTTGTGCGTGTCACCCCTACATACAATACCCGGTATGCATCATCAGGGTTCCGTGCCATTTCCTCCAGCGCCTTACCCGATAGATCCAGATAAAGCAGAACATTGTCACTTTCCCCACCCTTGGCACCGTGGATAGTGGAAAGTTTTATCTTTGGTTTTGAATTCAGGTCCACCCCACGGTTTACGAGAGCGGTGGCATAGGCCCGGTCTTCATCCCTTATTCGGTCTAGAGCTACGTCCCACGAACCTTCTGCTTCCAGACCAAAGCTTTCCTGTAAGGTATCAAGACTGAAAAAGTCCTCGTCGTCGGCTTCTTTTAACCACTTTTTGGCTTTCGGGGCCAGTTGGCCGTCGCTGGCGGATATGTGGTTGTAAAGGTTGACAGCTTCCCGATGCGTGATGGAATGGTTGGGAGCCTCAGTCAGGTAGTTCCACGATGAAATAGCCGAGCGCACCTTTTTACTAAGGGAGGGGTTGCCGTATCTTTCAAAAAACTGGCCGCTGGATTTAAGGTGGTGGGCAACTTCATTAAGCATGTAGTTTGCCTGCGCGAGAATGAGCCATTCTTCTTCTTCAAATTCCACCCCCCAAAAATCGTAGGTACGACTTACACTGCCTTCTTCCGGGCGCGGAGACCATACCTTTTTCTGCCGCTTTCGGATGCGGTTCGATACGGAATCCGCAACCCGGAAAACGCTGCGCGGGATACGGTGAGATTGGGACAGGACTTCGGAGCCACCTTCCAGACCTATGAAGTGGTTTATGTCTGCGCCAGCCCAACGATATATTCCTTGGTCATCGTCTCCGGCTATAAACATACGGTCTGTTTTTTCATTAATAAGATGTGCAATGCTCCATTGAAGGGGAGTCAGATCCTGGGCTTCATCCAGAAAAACGACCTTCAAGTGTGGAATATACTGGGGGTTCTTGGACAAGTCCACCAGCATGTCAGTGAAGTCCTTGAGTTTATTGTACTTTTTGAATTTCTCGTACTCCTCGAATATGTGGTGGAATTCGTAGTAGGCAATAAAAAGGCCGCTTACGCGATAGGCAGCTTCTGGTCCCTGAAGCGTGGACCGTGCCAAGTCTATACAGCGCATGATGGGATGGCTGGATCTGAAAGCCATAAAGCCCTCTTCTTCATCACTGAAGGAGCCGGTAGTCAGGTCAACTCCAATTTCTTCACTGAACTCCCTGAGATGGCTCTCCTTTAAAATCTCGGATGCATTATAACCCATAAGAAGAAAAGCCAGACTGTGCAGGGTACGGAAGAATGTAAAATCCTCGTCGGGGTCCAGATTAAAGCGGGAGACAGCGCGGTCTCTTGCTACATGGCTGGCTTTGCGGGTGAATGCAAAATAGCCAATGTCCTGTGGAGCAATCCCCTCAGACATGCATTGTTCAACCTGATTAAGAAGGGTAGTTGTTTTCCCAGTACCGGGAGGGCCAAAATATCTCAGCATTTTCTGTTAATCCACAAGGCTTCAAGTTCATATCCAAGTGTCCACAGAATCTTTTCTACGCGGTAGATGGACAGGTGACGCGGCTTCGTGACGTTTTCATACTCTGCAACGGTACGTTGCGGGATGCCGCATTTCCGGGAAAGCTGCCGCTGCGAAAGTCCGGACTCTTCTCGTATGTTTTTAAGTAGACGAGCCCAGTGAATTTGGGGTTCATTCAAAATGGAATCTCCTCGTCCTTGTCTTCAAAATGTGAACTGAATTCATCTTCGATAGGCGCAAAAGCCGGAACGGACCAGCAGCGGACTGTACGGCCCTTTATTTTTAACTGCTCCGCATGGCCGTCGATGTCGCGCAGCCGCTGCGCTATCTTGTTGGATTTGTACTCAAAGAACTTGTTGCGTTTAAGATAAGATTCCAGATCCTTCAACCTGAAATAGGTCCGGTTTTCCTTTTCATTGGTCCATGGGCGACGAAGCAGGATTTCTTCGCGATCCAGCGCATGTTGCATATGAGTGGAAAATTCTTCAAGCAGGTCATAGAACTGACCTCTGATGCTGGTATCGTCTGAAGTGTTTATAATGGCACCTTCCGTATCCACCATTGATGTTAAAAGAAGATTCATCTGGGCTTCCCACCCAGCCCTTGCCACGGTGCGCGGCATGAAATTTATCTGTTCCATGCACAGTATCTGGAAGCGGGCCTGTTTTTGCAGGGCCTCAGTGTCCAGTTCTACCGGCGATCCATTAACATCCAGAAACCAGAGAGGAGGTTCGCTGTCATATTTTCTCAGGTTGGCAACGGTAGGAGTATTTGCCCCTCCCCCAACGCCGTGCTTGCGGCTGCGGCAGAGATCACGGTTGCAGAAGTTGCAGATAGGCTGGTCCGAGCACTTGTACTGGTAGTCTTTTTTCTTTAGCTGGTCCGCGACGATGTTGACTTCGTTCAAGTCAAGAGGAGGGTCCATCATGGCTTGGTTGTACTCAAGTATTTTTTGCTCCCAATCATCCGGGAAAGCCTTGCGGACGTACACGCCAAGATTAAAAAGGCCGTTGTTTCGGGTTCCTTCCGGGAAGCCGTGTCGGATCAGGGCCTGTAGGCATGGGGGCCCTTCGGTCAGCCGCTGGTCCACGGCCTCTGATGCCTGTGCCAACAGGTCTTCGAGTTCCTTCTGGGTTATGGCGGCTTTTTCCGCCGCTCCGAGAAACTCTTCCAGAGTGGCTGCTTCGCCGTCTTCCTTGAAAGCATAACGTAAGCCATTCTCCTGATCATAATAGGGAAGGTTCAGGAAGTTGCCGGTATCTCCTCTTTCAAGTACCAGTTTAATTTGTTTCGGAAAAACTTCAGTGTTGGCAGCGTAACCTATCTCGCCCGCAATTTCCTTTAACTTGTTCTGAAGAATTTCAGCAGTGACGGGTTCCTTCAAAAACAAGTAAATATGACCGCCGCCGCTTTTGCTCCGGCAGACGACCAATGGAAAGTCAAGGGCCAAAATTCTTTTAACCAGTTTAGTGTGGTCGAGGGGATACATGTCAATGTCGATGGCACCCCACCAGCACTTGTTATCTTCGTTGATTGGTATGATGCCAACGCTTTGCTCACCGTTCAGGTGAGATGCAAAGGTGGCTATGGTCCGTGGTTCGCGGACTATGCGGGCTTTGCCTTTGGCCTTCCCGTTAGCTGCCTTGTCAGTGATATCAAACGTACCGTAAGCCTTGTCGAGTCCCCTGAAGAGACGGGCAAACCGTTTAATGTGTTCCGTTTCCATAAAGAGTGGAGGGGGAGTCTCCTCCCCCTGTGCTCACTAGAACGGGATTTCGTCATCTAGGGAGTCTTCCTCTTGTACATGCCGGACATTGACCTGTCCCGCACCTATCGACTCCGCAAATAACTTTGATTCCGCGTAGAGATTGGCATCTTCCAGGACACTGTCCTTTTCGATAACCCACCCATGCCACGATCCATTCTTGTTTTCCTCCGAGGCAGTTGTAAGCTTCCACAGATGAGAGAAGCGCGGTGGAACAAAAAGCTCACCTTTAGCATTCTTCATTTTTTGTGCCACCATGGCACTATTCCACTGCTTGCTTTTCTTGAACTGCGTTGCTTTCATGGGCAGCACGGCTTGCTGGGTCATGCCGTCCTCGTCAACTACAAGAACATAATGCTGGGCGGTGCGTTCAAGATAACGACCTCCGCCGTCTACAACATAATCCTTGTTGCCTTCGCCGCGCTCAGTAGCGGGCACTTCATCCCCGGCTCCGTATATTTTGAAAGGGGCTCCGGTTCCTACACCTCTGGGCTCCCATTCAATGAATTGAAGAGAGTAGGCGCAGTTAATAACCTGAATCCCCTCCTTGCCGGAGGTAACTTCCTTGGTAACCGTATTCCAAATGTCGCCTACCCGAGCTTCGTCAAGTTGGTCGAGTTCGTCAGACATCTTTTGCAGGATCTTGATGAAAGGTATTGCCAGATCTTCTGAACCAAGATCAGAAACTCCAATCCCGGCGTCACTGGCAAACATTTCCGCAGACATGACGGCAACAGCCTTTGAGCCGTTACCCTTTTTGGTCTTCGCTACTTGCTTTTGAGGCACTTTACTTACTCCTTGTAATGGTTGCTCTGTTGGATATGTA